ATAGACTTTTTTGCCGTCAATCTCATAGCGTCCTGCGACGTTTTTCCAGAGACCGCCAATCTCACCGAGTTCAAGAAGACCATAATAACGATCAAGACCACGCTCATCGTAAAACAGACGTACCGTAACATCTTTGTTCTCCTTACTCAAACGCGACTTAGCAGTCTTAGCTTTGATAAGATTGCCGACCACTTCTGTTCCATCCTTTTCTTTCTTTTTGCTGAGATAGATGATCGTACTTGCTGCGTACTTGAGTCCAGAACCTCCGCCCATTTCTTTTGTTGGTACATAAGCTCCGATGACATCATACGTGTGATTCGTGACAATGAGTGGAACATTTGCCTGTCCTAGTTTAAGAGTTAACATTCGGAATGCACCTTTAACAAGTTGTGATTTAGTCATGTCACGAACTTGTTTGTCATTCAGTGCATCAGTAATTTCTTTCTCAGTAGAAAGCATACCAAGAGAGTCTAACACAAACATACAAGGTTTGCGTTCTTCTACAGGTTTTTTTAAGTATAAGTCTACTGCTTTGAGTGCCTTTGTACGAAACTCTTCAATAGTAACAACATTAACAACCACAAGACGAGAAGTATCAATTCCACGGGATTCTACAAGTGATTTGGTAATAGCGGCTTCAGTATCAAAATAGAGACAATAACCATCGGGATTGGTATCAAGAAAATTCTTAACAACAGCGAGTGAGAAGAAAGTCTTTCCAGTAGAAGACTCTCCAGCAATAGCAGTAATCTTATTCCCAGATACACCACCAAATATGCTACCTGAAACCAGTGCATTAAAAACGTATGAACCCGTGTCAACATAAGTCTCTGTTTCGTCAATATCTGATGCTAACTTAGTAAAGTCATCACCAATCTCTTTTACAATATCTTTCAGAAAGTCCATAAATCACTCAAAAATATAATGTGGGTTTTGAGACTTAAACATCTCCACCTGTTCTTTAGTTTTAAAGAACTTAAAGAGTGTTGTATTTGAATGCTCTTTAAGTTTATATTTTACTTTAATCATCACGCTACCATCCCATACTGTTCACGAAGTATTTTTTTATAAGGTAAACCTTGCTCTCTTAGTTCCTTTACTAGTTTGAGTTTTTGAAACAATGCAGTGTCTCCACCAAGAGTCATTGCATTAATAATAGTATTCAGTTCTTCATCGTTAATAGGCAAATCCATTAAGCAAAAAATAGTTCAAGGTTTACGGTTTTTTCTACACTCCACCCAATAGAATCAAGAATAATCTTGAGTGGTTCGAGAAATGCTTTCTCAAATTGTAAGTCATAGTCTATGTATTTGTCAAGATTGAGTTCCTTTGGAAAATCTTGAATAAATGAAATGACATTCTCATGAATCGTATTTGGTTTCTTAAGATAAACAAACTTGATCTTCTCACCATTTTGAATGGCAGAATACTTATTAGTAAGTTTGTTCTTCTTAATATAGTGATTAAACAAAAGTGCTCCACGAACGTGAATGGGAGTTCCCTTTACATAAATGTCTGACGAAGATTGATACTTCTGAACATCAGATGCAGAGCGAGGGAATGAAATATTTTCTGCTGGAAGTTTTTTAAACTCCTGTCTGCATTTATCAATGAAACTAATCATATCGTCCTCGGTTCCACTCATCATAATACCAAAAGATTCTTTGAGCATTTTACGGCAAGGCGCTGGAGTAGAAGACTTAATTGCTTCAATACCTTTGATTTTAAGTTTTGGTTTCTCATAGCGAACACCTTCACTATCCCAAACACTAAGAATGTAACGCTTCTTCGCAGTCCAAATACCACGTTCAGCAATACACTCACGCTTCATAATCATTTTCTGTTCGTATGCGTTTGCGTAGTCAGCCAATTCTTGGTAAGAACCTTCAATATACTTTTCGAGTTCCATCTGACAGATCTTATCAAGGAACGTGACAATGCCTTCAGTAGTTTTCTCTCTTCCCTTGTATACAGTCTCAACCAAAGGACCCATATTGATATAAAGAGAGTCAGTATCAGAAGCAATAACATAATCTTCATCATCCGTTTTAAGAACTTTGTTTAGGTATGAATTTACACGATTCATAATCCACTGAATAGAAACCTGTCCAGAGAGAGTAATCGCTTCAGCATTTGCAAGTTTGTAATAACGGAAATACTGATTACCAATCGCACCATAAGCAGAGTTCAATTGAATCTTACGTGCCATCTGAATGTTATTACAGCGGGCAATCTCTTTTACAAGTTCCTTATTCTTTGTCCTCTCATACTCTTGCTCTGCCGCAAGCATCTTCTTTTTGAAGATTACACGTTCATTATAAATCTTCTCCATCAGTTCGGGAAGGAATCCACGCACGTCTTTGCGATACATTGCGCCATTGGCACAAATCGCATAGTCTTTATAGAGTTCAAAGTTAAGACTTTGATTCAGGATTTTATCTACCGAAACTGTTGGGTGCTTTTCTTCCACAAGAGTTTCTGGTGAGATGTTGTACATCATAATCAGGTGTGGATATAGTGAGTTCAAGTCAAAACTCACCACCCAATCATACATTCCAGGAATTGGTTCTTTTACATAAGCACCAGCATACTTTTCATCTTTCTGCGTCTTATTCTTTGGAGGAATAACAATATCCCTTTTCTTCAAATAGGTGTAGATAATATTATCCCACATACGAACCTGATAAAACACATCGGCATAATTCACTTTAGCGTCATATGCCATCGTCAATGCTAACTCAATCAGTTTCATCTTGTCTTCCAATCGATCAACAAGTTCCACGTCAACGATGTTGTACTCAATAAACTTCTGCCAACCTTGAGTATAGAAGTCTTTGAAGGTATCAAACTCAGAGTGATCTAGTTTTTTCTGTCCCAACTCTACTTCAGCAATATAATCAAGACGATATGATTCCTGATTTGTGTAGGTAAACTTCTTATACAAATCAAGATAGTCAAGTTGAGTCAAACCGCCCACATCAAAAGTAGTGTGCTTTCTACCTTTGATATATGTTTCACCTTCTGTCACAAGTCCCCAATTAGAGAATCGCTTCATTAGTTTCTCACCAAGAACACGATTAAGTCGCTTACAGATATAAGGAATATCATACAACTGAATGTTCCATCCAGTAATCACATCAGGTACATTCACCATCCAATAGTTGATGAAATGACTCAACAACTCATACTCGGAAGGACAGTGATGATACGTCAAGTCCTTACGATTATGCTTGAAAGGTTTAACACCCCAAGTAATAATTTCCTTTGTTGTATAGTCCTGAATAGTGATTGCAAGAATCTCTTCAGAGCAAGATTCCACATCAGGGAATCCCTCTTCAGAGGCAACCTCAATATCCAGAGTTACAAGTTTGATTTTACTAATATCAAACTTAATTTCATCCTCTGGATACTTCTCAGAGATATACTGATAGATATACCTGTCGTTACCGTAGATTTCAAATCCATCTACGCCTTCATACTTACTATAAAACTCACGACAATCCCGAACAGTGCCAGGTTTAACTGGTTCAACCTTTTCTCCACTTAATGTTCTATACTTAGAATCTTTTTTAGTCTTCACAAAAAGAGTTGGGAAAAACTCATCCCTTGTCTCAAATCTTTTACCATTCTCTACGCCACGAACCAAAAACTGATTCCCAATCAACTGAACATTAGTATAGAAACGTTGTGTCATTCTTTAATCAAGTCCTCATATTTTTCAAGTAGAGTTGGAGTTGGATCTACAAGTGTAAGAATCTTTTCCGAACTCATCATAAATGTATCTTGCTTTGTGTAATCAGAAAGAAAAGGTTCTAGTGTCTTATCTTTAGTTACAACGAATGGTTTAACCAATTTACAATCTGGTTCTCCAATATCAGCACCAACTTCTTCAATCTGAGTTATCAGAATTTGATTGTTCATCAGTACTAGCACTTTGATCATTTTCTTGTCCATGACTCAATACGTCCTCCACGTACATTTCTTTAAGTTTATCTTTTGGTTCTACAATGGTAACAACCCAATCAGCAGGAACGGGAATAATTTTATCAGCAGACAATGGCATCCATGGATAAAGAGATACTTGAAATGCTGATTTTTGTGTTACTTCTGTTTCTTCAGTCAAAACCTGAGAATCTCTAATTTTGATGATACATGGTTTGCTGAGAAGATATCCAATCACTCTACGTTCTTCATTTTCTCCAGCAACCATTTCTTGAATATCGGAAATAATATCTTCTCCCGATTTCAATAGCAAAAGTTTAATCGTCATTGTTGCCTCATACCTCCATACATTTTACCAATAAAAAAAGGAGGAGTCAACCTGGATTTTGCCAGGTGCTCCTCGCGCCGACGATATTCAAATCTATTTATTCTCCACCATCTCCACCGCCGCCATTACCACCATCACCATTTCCACCAGCACTTGAGCGACTTCTTACAGGAACTGCTTTTCCACTTGGAATTTTTTTAGACTTTCCTTGAGAATAGACAGTATGAGGAACTGCTCCATAATAAGCGATTTGTTGAAACTCATCGAAAGTTTTCATTTTTATTTTTATTTAGAGATAATCCTTTCGTGCATGATGCTCTGGGACTATTTTCCCAAGTACGATCCGTAGAAGTCCGTCTTCGAATACAACTTCCCTGACTTCTGTGTCGTCGGATAGAGTCCACGCTCGTTTAAAACTTCTGCTAGCCACTCCCTTGTGGATAAACGTCCGTTCCGACTCTGTATCTTCTTTTTGTCCTTCGACAAAAAGTTTTCCATACTCCGTGAAAACATAAACCTCTCCTTTCTTGAATCCCGCCAGTGCAATTTCCAAGTGAGATTCCACATTATTTATTTGCACCAAGTTATACGGAGGGTAGTTTGTTGTAGTTTCATGAAGGTTAAACAGACGATCAAAGTACTCGTCCATTCCAATGCTGTTTTTTGTAATCTTATCCATTAAAGCAGGAAGATCCGCAGCACTATATCTTGCGATGTTCATTATGGTAGCTCCTTAAAAAAGCGAGTTTGTGTTGTGTGGACCCTTACGGCATCCATTACTAATTATACAAGATACGAAAAAAAGAGGAGGGGTAAAAACCCAACCTCTTTTTAGGGTGTTCCGACTTTTGTAGAGTGCCGCACGAATGGCACAG